CGAACAGACGCCTGGCAACGGCGGCCAAAGTGGGCTGGCAGAGCGCCCCATTCAGTGGTGATGCGGTTGTAGTCTAGGTCAAGAAAGTACCCGTTCTTGTCAACTTGATAGCCTTCTTTGTTCGGGCGGGCTGAAAACTCATTTTCAATCCCGCAGAACTCGCATTCGCAAGTGATGTAAACGGTTTCCTGATCGCCTTTGGTAGCCTTGACGTTGGGGTTGAACACATCCCCATCGGGGCAATGGCGGGGCAGATTCTCCGCGTAATCGAGGATCACACAGGTGTCCTTGAACTCGTCAATACGAAGCCCCCGACCAATGATCTGCTGAAGCAACCCCACGCTTTCGGTCGCCCGCAGGATCGCGATCATGTCAACGTGTGAAGCATCAAACCCCGTGGTCAGTACCGACACATTGACCAGATACTTGATCTTGCCTGTCTTGAAGTCGCGGATGATGTTATCACGATCCCGCTTGGGCGTCTCGCCTGTCACCAGCGCCGATAGTTCAGGTGGTAGGCTGGCCATGCACTCATTGGCGTGTTTGACGGTTGCCGCGAAGATCATCACGCCACGCATAAACGTGGCTTGGCTGACGATATCGTCAATGATGGCGGCGGTCTTACGGCCATGCCCGTGGAAAGCGCGGTCAATCGCTTCGGCATCAAACTGGTGGCGGCTGTTCAGCGCCATGCTAAGTGTGTCGTAGCCAGACGCGCCGATCTTGCCAATGGTGGGCTTGGTCAGGAAGCCTTGCTCAATCAATTCGTGTGCCTGAATGCGGTAGACGCAAGTGTCAAAGTATGGCTCTTTGGTCTGGTCCTCGCGCACGGGTTTTCCATCGGGCCAGTGCTGGAAGATGTAGCCCGTACCCATGCGGTATGGCGTGGCCGACATCCCGATCACGCGTAGTTTCGGGTTGGCCTTTCTAATCTCTTCAATGATGCCTTTGACTGTGGGGCTGAGAGCATGACATTCATCTAGGATCACAGCGGCGAACTGGTTGCCAAACCGCTTGATGGAATTGCTGACCGTACCCGGTGTTCCAAACACCACTGGGTGCCGCAGACTTTTTTCTCCGGCGCTGGCAGAGAAGATGGAGCATTTCTCTCCCGTAGCTTTAAACTTTTCAGCGTTCTGCACCACCAGTTCCGCGCTGGGAGCAAGGCACAGGACGTGCTTCCCCCTTGATACGGCGTTGATGGTATCGGCCAGCGCCGCAATGATGTGGGACTTTCCCGCACCCGTGGCAGCCTCGATGCAGCAAGGGGATGTGTTTTTTTTGATCCACCCAATGATCGCGTCATGGGCGTCTTGCTGGTAGGGTCTTAACATGGTCGTCTCCTGTGGTTGGTAACTCAAGTAATGCCACTTTTAATACTCAGGCGCAACACATCTTTTCTTGTATTCTCTGGCTGCTGCGGCGATCTTAGCTAACGATATGGCGCTGTTACAATTGATCGCTTGGGTGATGTAATTATAGCTGAACCCCAAGGCATCGTTGGCTGCCTTTTGGTTTGGAAAGGTCACCCCCTCAATGGTAATTGGTTGCGGGACTCCCTGCTTGCTGCCGGGCTTCTTGACGCGCATTCGATCTTCACGGCCTTCATTCAGCGCCAGAAGTATTTGCCTTGGCTTGACATTGTAAGCCTTAGCGGCGTCCTCCACTGTCTCGTAGAGGACGCCCTTTATCATTACCTTCACTTCCCGATGATCCCCCGCAAGCCTTCGGCGTAGGCTTTACCCTCATGGTTTTTTGTCACGCTTTCTTGCAGATACCACTTTCCCATTTCCCTCTCCACCTCATGATCCTCGCAGAATTTGGCGCAGTATTCGACCACGTCCTTACGGCACTGTTCTAGTTGCCGCCGTAGTTGGATGTTGATGTTGATCTGGCGCTGAAGTTCGTCTTCATTTTTCATTTAAAGCCACCAAATTTTTATTTTTTTTAATTATCATTGCTATAATAGCAGCAATAATTGTCATCCATAATTTGCCTAAAACTTGACCAGCGATGAAGTCAATGGAACCAAATGCCAGCCATAAGAAAACTGCGCTGTCCACAATGGAACCAATTATGCCAGACAACAACACAGCCAGCACAAATTTGTGTTCGCGTAATGGGCTGTAAACAGCCAAATCACACAACTCAGATAGGACGAATGCTGCAACCGACGCAACGACCAAAGCAGATGGTGATACCGCATAAGACAACGCCGCGCCAATAGCTATGGCCGCGATGGCCCACCTTGCGCCAAGTTTGCTATGCACCACATCACGCAAAGCCAGCGAAGCGCCAACCATAAGCACACCTGATGGGGCCATAAGGCCAAAGCCAACTGGCAATAAGCAAGGGCCATTTTCTACACAATGGCCAACATTCCCAATCATCCAGTTAGCTGCGGGGATTGTCGCCGCATAGGCAAGTAAAGCTAAGTAACCAAGCTTCATGCAAACATCTCCATTTGTTTTGCTCTTGTAGTCCATTTTACTGGACATTGAACTGCATCAATCCGCCTAGCCATTCTCTCTGGGCAAGCAGACGTATCCTTGTAATTTCTGGCAACATTTACACTATCGGCAGATGCAAATGGCCATCTGTCACCACACATAGCTAATCCACGCAACATGTGTATCCACGGGCGCAATCCACGACTTTCCATTGCGTTAAACGCTTCATCGCAACGGCGCTCCCATGCCTCAGAACCTACTTGCCAATAAGCACCAGATGAACCAAAGCACACCTTCCAAAAGCCAAGATCAATCAGGTGCATCAAATGGTCAATAGGTTCGCCCATATGCCACACAACTGCTGAAAGATTTTTTGGGTGTGGCCATTGGTTAATCAAAGACAAATTGTCTTCAATTACTCCATCTATAACATCTGGCACAACGGCCCAGTGTGGATGGCCAAGTCTTGGTTCTACCCAAGAATAGAACTTTGACCAATCCACAACTGTGCCTTTGGTATGCAACGTAAAAGCTCCATTGTCCCACATCACAGATTGCCCATGCGCCAAACAAAAATCTGCATCCCCAATATTAGCAAACGAAACACAAAAATGTTTTCCTGCCATTTTCAGCATTTCTAGGCGCGGCGTCAAAGGCGTTCCATGATAGTGTATTGTCATTTGAAACTCCAGTAGGTTGAAGGTTCACCGCGCCATTTCTCAAGGTCAGCATCAGGGGCCAGTTCCTTGATGGCTTTGGCATAGGAAACAGCGCCAGCCCGATGCACCAGCGTAAGTTTGCGCCCGCAGATCACGGCGTCTTCCCCAGCACTTTCAAACACAAGAGCGTCCAAGATTTCTTTCTTGCGATCCTCTGCATCTTTGATCTGCTTGGTAAGTGTATCGTACTCTGCAACCAGATACTGCAAGGCCAAGGTATCAACCTCAATCGTCTCTTCAAGTCCCTCGTCACGGATCGCCAAGAACTCGTTGTAGAACTCTTCCAACTTGGGCAGGTTCACCTCGATCCAAATCGGGTCAAAGTCCACAATTTCTAGGGAGTGATCTTTCGGCGTCCACTGCCAAAAATAGCAAGAGATTCTGTCCGTACAGAACATCTGAATTTGGATTTGAGCGTAATAATGCGGCTGCTGCTTAATCGTTTTAAAATTAACGGGTGGCAGATCGTTACGAAGGCCGAAGGGGCATTTGATTTCGAGTAGCGCATAGTCTCTGACGTAGCCGTCTGGGCTGGCACCAAGCCACGGCAGCGTGGGATGTACCACGAACGAGGCGGGTTCCACTTGGATGCTTTGGTCGTATTCAAAAGCCTCGCGGGCCTCTTCTTCATGGTTGGTCCCCCACATCGTGGCGATGTTGCCCACGAACTCACTTGGTAAGCCCTGATAAGCGCGGACCATGCGGCGCATCGCCTCATCGCGGCTGGTATTGGGGTCAAGGCCAAGGGCAGCGCCTACCATTGACCCTGTGACGCGGCCTTTACGAGCGGCGAACCATTCTTGTGATCTCTGTTCCATGTTATTCCTCATGCGGTTGGGGGTGGAAGGAGGGACCGAAGCCCCTCCCTGTTGCTTAGAAGGGAATAGAGTCCATATCCAGATCGCGGCTGGAACGTGACGCACTACCAGCCGACGACTTCTGATGGTGTTCCATCTCGGCCTTTGACCTAGCAATCTCATCGGGCGAAGACACCTTAGCCGCAGCCCTTGACGACACCCCGCCGACCCAATTGCCACGGCTCATCTCGCCTGTCATGGCATCCTTCATCTCCCAAACCATGACCTTGAGGATCATCGGCTTATTGGTCAGGTGGAGCGTCATTGCCTCGTCGGTCGGCATCACAGGCTTGGCCAGCAGCTTACCGCCAGCGTTCAGGTCAATGGCCGCAAGCATTTTCTTGGCCTTATCGCGCTTGGCGGCAACTTTGTCAGACTTGGCGCGTGGGTCCGCATCACTCACCCAAAGCTTTTGGAACACCTTGCGGTTCTCAAACTCTTCCGGCTGCAAAACAGACCAGCGCAGGGAGATGTACTTCGCACCTTCGCTGCCATCCCACTTTGCCTCGTCAATTGCCGCCAGAACATTAGTGTCAGACGGGATCGGCTGCATATTGCCGCCACCAGCGTCAAACGCACCAGTGGTGTTGTCGGCGGCGCTACCGCCTTCGGACAGGCCCCAGAAATCGTCGTTCATGCTTTCTCTCCTTTAATCAGATATGCGGCAAGCGGGTTGATTCCCTGCTTTACTTCCATTGGTTCGGTGATGTTGAACCGATTCTTGCTGACGTTCGCCGCCATCGCGTGGCACACCAACTGTCGATCCCCCGTGGAAACGGCTTTCTTCACATCGCCATCGCCTTTGGTGAACATTTCCAAGCGCAGGAACCCCACCAGATCGACGTTGTCCACATAAGGCTGCATCGACTTTTCGTGCATACGCATCGTGTACTTGGTGTATTGGTTACCATCCGGTGGGCTGACGGTGGTGGTGTCTGCGTGGCTCAAGAACACCACGTTCATGCCGCGATCCAACAGATACTCGCACCCCTTACGCAAGCGGCGGTGCTGCGATGACACCATGTTTGGCCCAGCGCCCCAGCCGCCAAGGGCTTGGTTGATGGACTTGGGCTTGTTTGGATCAGTTTCTACCACCCAATCAATGAACATGGTGTCAAGCGTTGACACAGTGTCAATGACCAGTGTTTCGTACTTGTGATCTTCTTTCGCCAACGCCCAAAGTTGCGGCCACAGGTCTTCAACGCTCTTGAGAACCGGAAACGCATCTGGCATGGGGCTGTTGGTGATTGACTTGAGGCCGTCCTCGGCCCGAATGAAGATCGGCTTTGGGAATGTAGCGCCAAGGGAAGTTTTCCCCAAGCCTGCCTCCCCGATGATGGTCACGGCCAGTGGCCGCAACGCGGGTTTGGTGATTTGGTCTAGTATAGACATGTTGCTGTTACTCCTTCATCAACGCCCTTGAACCTAGCTAGCACTTGTGGCAATGTCAACAGGCTGCGTAAGCGAAAGGAACAAATCAAAAATGGCTAAAGTAACAACGAAAAAAAAGGACACCTCTGGGCAAGTCGCACTGATTCGCGCTGCCCTGAGGGACCGTATGTATTCCAAGGTGGCGGAATCCGCAGGACTGCATGTCAACACGGTCAGGAAGTTAGTGAAGAACGAAGCCGCGAGTTTTTCATTGGTAACCATTGAAAAACTTTACAAATACTTATTCGGGGAGAAAGTTTAGGTATGGAATACCGCATTTTTTGGGAGGCTGGATTTCGTGTCTTTGGGCTGTATGGCCGTGGCAAAGACGGGAAATGCGAATGCGGAAACCCCCACTGCCCTGAGAAATCCTTGTTCAAGCACCCCCGCGTCAGCAACTGGCAACACACGCCACACTGGAGCGAGGAACAGCTTGAGACGATGGAACTGATGAAGCAGTTCAAGACTGGCTACGGCATCTTGCTGCGTGGCATCCTTGTCGTTGATGTTGATGCCCGCAGTGGTGGCGTGGCCAGCTTTGCCAAGCTGCTGGAGGTCGTGCCGGAGCTTGCAGGCGCTGGCCTGATCGTCAACACCGGATCGGGTGGCGGATCCAAGCACTACTACTTCAAGGTGCCGGAGGACGTGGCGCTGGTGATCAAGCTGGCCGACTATCCCGGTCTGGATTTCAAGAGCGGCGCAGCATTTGTGGTCGGGCCAGGGTCTCGCCATGCCAGCGGCACCAATTACGAGATCGCTTACGGATCTCCGGAAGATATTGACATGGTGCCGGATGCGCTGCTGGACATGCTACGCGTACCTGAGCGCCACCGTGCCGACCTGAGCGGTAAAACAGTTGATGTCAACGATGCGGAATTGGCCGAGATGCTATCCCATGTACGCGGCTACGACGACTACGATGTGTGGGTTAAAATCGGTATGTCGCTGCACCATGCAACAGGTGGAGCCGCCTTTGATCTTTGGGACAAGTGGTCACAGCAAAGCCCCAAGTACGACAGCGAAGAGATGGGCGTGAAGTGGCATTCGTTTGGTCGGTCGGCCAACCCCGTGACGCTTGGTACGCTGGTCCAC